ATAATGCAGTTACTACTACTGCTGCAGCAAGAAGAGAACTCACAGTTTCAGCGGTAACTGACCATACAACAGCTGGTCAATTATTTGCACAACAAGTTCAAATATCAGGAGCACAATAATGAAACTCATTACAGAAGAAATAGAACAGGTTGAAGTTATTGTTGAGAATCGCAACGGTAAGAAGAACTTGTTTATTGAAGGTGTATTCCTTCAAGGTGAAATAAAAAATCGTAATGGTAGAATGTATCCAATGGAAACTCTTGCTCGTGAAGTTGGAAGATATAACGAAAACTTTGTTGAGAAAGGTAGAGCTCTTGGAGAACTAGGTCATCCAGATGGCCCAACTGTCAATCTTGACAGAGTATCTCATAAAATTGTTTCACTTAAAGAAAGCGGAAACAACTTTGTAGGAAAAGCAAAGATTCTTAGCACTCCTATGGGTAAGATCGCATCTAATTTATTAGGTGAGGGTGTTAAACTTGGTGTTTCATCAAGAGGTGTAGGATCTTTAAGTAAAACTAACGAAGGATACAGTGTGGTAGGAGAAGATTTTACTCTTGCTACTGCTGCTGATATCGTTGCAGATCCTTCTGCTCCAGATGCTTTCGTAGACGGCATTATGGAAGGAAAGGACTGGGTATGGGATGGTGGCATACTTCGTGAGAGGATTGCAACTAAAACATACAAACGTATCAACACTCTAGTTGATCAAAACAAATTAGACGAAAAGAAATTAAGCGTCTTTGAAGATTTCTTAGCAAATCTTTAAATATATAAATAAAAACAGATTATACAAAGGTAATTCGGAGAGTTCAAATGTCCCGTGGGAAAAATTTACAAGAAATGGAGAACGCCGTAACCAAGGGTGCAAAACCAGCTGAGCCTATGCAAACCATGGCAGGCGTGAGTTATGAAGACCTCGGTGGCCCAACTCCAGAAAACAATTCACCAACAGATGATTCTAATAAATTAAAGGATCCAGCTGGTGAAGGTTCATATGCAGCAAATTTAAAATCAGTAAAAGGTGTTATGGCTAAATCAGAAGCTCCTAAAGCTCCAAAAATGGAAGAAGCAGAAACTGAAGAAGAAGTAGTTGCAGAAGACCAAACTTCAGAAGAGGAAGTAGTTGCTGAGGAAGAGGAAGTTACAGAACTTCCCGAAATCACTGATGAAGTAGACATCGATGACGATGTTAATGCACTTCTCGGTGGTCAGGAACTCTCCGAAGAGTTTAGAGAGAAAGCTAAGACAATTTTCGAGGCTGCTCTAAAGTCTAAAGTTACCGAACTTAGAGAAGCCATGGAAGCTCACTACGAAGCAAAGCTCGTAGAAGAGGTCGAAGGCATGAAAGACGAACTTATCGAGCGTGTTGACTCTTACTTAGAGTACGTCGCAGATGAGTGGTTACAAGAAAACGCACTCGAAGTAGAGCGTGGTCTTAAGTCAGAGATGACAGAATCATTCCTAAGTGGAATGAGAAATCTATTTGAAGAACATTATGTATCAATCCCTGAAGATAAATATGATGTCGTTGAGAATATGGTAGACAAACTTGACGAAATGGAATCAAAACTCAACGAGCAGATCGAAAAGAATATAGCTATCACTAAGAGTCTCTCCGAGGCAACAGGTGGTAACATCCTTTCCGATGTTTCTGAAGGCTTATCAAGTACTCAGAAGGAAAAGCTCGCTTCACTTGCCGAAGGTGTTGAGTTTGAAAGTGAAGAATCTTATAAGGAAAAGCTTGAGACTCTAAAAGAGTCATATTTCAAGACTGCTCCAAAAAGAAGTGACTCGGAAGTGTTAAACGAAAGCGCTGCATCACCAGAAGTTTCTGGTAGTATGGCGGCATACATCCAGGCACTATCCCATGCCACTAAAAAGTGAATCTCAACTTGTTAATTAATCAAACGTAAACTTATTAGGTAAAACGCAAATGTTCAACAATGCAGAACAATTGCAAGAGAAGTGGAAGCCCCTTCTAGAACATGATGGAATTGATGCTATCAAGGACAATCATCGTAAAGCGGTTACTGCTGTCTTGCTTGAGAACCAAGAAAGATTTTTAACAGAGGAAAGAGCATTCCTCTCAGAAGCCCCAACAGTGAATACAAATACTGGCGCAAACGCTGGTTTTTCAGCTGGTGCTTCATCACCTGTAGCTGGTTTCGATCCAGTTCTAATCTCATTGATTAGAAGAGCAATGCCAAACTTGGTCGCTTACGACCTTGCTGGTGTTCAACCAATGAGTGGCCCAACTGGACTTATCTTCGCAATGAGATCCAGATTCACTAATCAGAGTGGAACTGAGGCATTATTCGATGAGCCAGATTCAGCATTCTCTGGACAGAACAGCGCTGAGAACCTAACAAGTGGTATGACAGATACTGCCGCTGGTTTCGGTACAACATCTCAGAGTGGTACAAACCCAGCTGTCCTCAACCCTGTAGGATCTGCAACAACATCTGCATATGATGTTGGTCAAGGTATGGTAACAGGAGACTCCGAAGCTTTAGGTGACGGTGCATCCAACCATTTCCAAGAGATGGCATTCAGTATTGAGAAAGTTACTGTGACTGCGAAGTCCAGAGCACTCAAAGCTGAGTACAGTTTAGAATTAGCTCAAGACCTTAAGGCAATCCACGGATTGAACGCTGAGTCTGAGTTAGCAAACATTCTATCAACTGAGATTCTTGCTGAAATCAACAGAGAAGTTATTAGAACTATCTACAAGTCCGCAGAACAAGGTGCTACAATTAACACTGCAACTGCTGGAACGTTCGACTTAGACACCGACAGTAATGGTCGTTGGTCAGTTGAGAAGTTCAAAGGACTTCTATTCCAGATTGAAAGAGATGCGAACCAAATCGCACAAAGAACTCGTCGAGGAAAGGGTAACGTTGTCCTTTGCTCCGCCGACGTTGCTTCAGCTCTAACAATGGCTGGAATCCTAGACTACACCCCTGCACTTAACGCTAACTTAAACGTTGACGATACTGGTAATACATTTGCTGGTACACTTGCTGGTAAGTACAAAGTTTACATCGACCCATTCGCTGCAAACAATGACGCTAATCAGTACTACGTTGTTGGTTACAAGGGTACTAACCCTTATGATGCTGGATTATTCTACTGCCCTTACGTTCCATTACAGATGGTAAGAGCTGTGGGACAAGACACATTCCAACCAAAAATTGGCTTTAAGACTCGTTACGGAATCGTTGCAAACCCATTTGCAGAAGGTAACGTATCTAACCAAGGTCTTGGAAGACTTCTATCCAACTCAAACCGTTACTACAGAAGAGTAAAGGTTGCAAACCTAATGTAATTCAGATAATTACAATCTTACAAGAGACCCAAATGGGTCTCTTTTTTTATGCCTATATAATACACGAATTCGTGTATCTATTATGAGTGATTCATATATCAAGCCTGAGGATAGACCTCAACCAAAGAAGAAAAAAGTTATTCATGTCAACTGGAAATGGATATCTCTTGGTTTAGTAGGTAGTTTGTTCACTGTGTCTCAACTAGGCATGGTTGGATATATTGCTACAAGAAAAACTGAACCAACACTACCAAGTATCAATCCTCCAGTGGGCCCTTACACATCATATAAAGTAAGTGTATCGGAAGAGGGATATGCTATTTCATACAAAGCAAACGATCCCAAGACTGCATACATCACTAAAGATATTAAAGAGAAGGGTGGATTCTTAGGACTAGCAAACAACACTACTAAGATTGCAGAAGAATACTTCATGGATGGTCAGACCAACCAAGGTGGTGCAGTATCTAACAATCGTTCATGGTTAGATCAGAAGCCTGGATTGACTCAAGGACAATCAGATGAGATAACTGCTGCCCGAAAAAGTGAGGCCTGTATCAAAGCAATCGGAAGTGCAGAGGGTACAGGAAGACTTGTGGGTACTTCAGTTGGTGCAGCTGCTGCTCCTACTCTTAGTACTATTCCCTTTGTTGGTTGGGTCGCTGCTGGCTGGGTGGCTATGTTTGGTGGTAATCAAGGCGCTGATATAGGTGGTAATATGGCAGAGGACTTAAATAAGAACTGGAATTAATAAATATTCTTAATGAAGAATATCAAACTAACAACCATCTCCTTGCCAAAAGTATTGTTATACTTTATGATAGGAGCATGGATAGGTAATATCACGTTAATAATTTTGACCATCATAATTACAAAATGACCACTAAAGCAAAAACCTTATTAAAGGTAGGGATACCACTCGTGATAGTGATTCAATTGATTTCAATAACTT